TGCAATTTGAAAGGGACCCGGTAACGTAACATGACCGAAAGCACCTCCAAAGGATCAAGGCGGCTCTCGAAATTCAAGACGAGAGCCGCCTGTAATCGCGGAATATGGATCGACCTTCGGGACCCATCGACGGGGGAGAAGACCGAAGGTAGGATTCATATCGTCGGAACTGATTCGGATCGTTGGCGCGATGCTCTCGACGATGCCGGAAGGGGTCACCTGGACCGTCTAGAGAAGATCCGACGGCTAAAGGGGACCCCCGACGAGATGAGTCAAGAGGAGATCCAGGACGAAGAACGAAGGATGAATCTCGACTGTGCGGCCCACCTCGTCGACGACTGGAATCTTACTGACGACAATGACCAACCCATCGCCTGCACAGTCGAGAACGTAGTGGAGCTATTCTTAGAGGCTCCGTGGATCAAGCGGCTCGTCGACGAGACAGCGGGAAGGAGATCCGCTTTTTTAGCGAATCGGTCGAGCGCCTCGTCCACTACGCCGAGCAGCGATTCCGCCTCGACCGAAAGCCAAGCGGATCCGACTGCACGAATGCCGACCACGTAGCACAGCTTCGGAAGACCTACCTAGCAAAAGGACTTCCTCTTCCCGAAGAATTGAAAGAGGAAGTAGAACCTACGCTGCCCGAGGAACTAGCCTACCTCTGGGCACGGTTCGTTGACATAGCACGAGGAGAGATCATCACATTCTCCGAGATTCTTAGCTACTGCGAATTGACGGGTGCCAAAATTACGGGATGGGAGGCGGGGGTGATTCGTACTCTCGATTACACTTACAGGAGGGTCCACGCGGAGCCATGAGCGAAACGGAAGCGCTAGTCGTCAGAGTAGAGTCGGCCGACGCCACTGTGGCTACCGAACGCCTGAAGACCCTGGCCAGGACTGGGGGCGAGACAGAACGCGCCACCGACCTCCTTCACAAACGCACTCAGGCCCTGTCCGTTGGCCACAGAGAGGCGACCGGGGTGGTCGACCAGCTAGCTTCGTCCGTGAGGGGGCTCGGTCACGAGTACTCCTCGGCGAAGCTGGCAGAGACTGTAACTGGGCTCGTCAAGGCTTATGTTGGATTCGAGGTAGCGGTGGGAGCTGTTAGGTCCATCATAGAAGCTACACGAGAATACGAGGAGATCCACGCCAGGCTAGTGGGGGTCACTGGGAGTGCGGAAGAGGCGACGGCAGCCTTCGCCGAGATGGATGAAGTGTCTCAGAAGACGACCTTCACTGGCGAGGAGATGGCAGGGGCCTTCGTCAGGCTGTCCCAGATGGGGCTCGACCCTACTGCGGAGTCGATGAAGTCCTTCTCGAACCTTGCAGCTGCCACGGGTTCGAGCATCGAGAATATTGCTGAGATCGCGGTAGGGGCCTCCCTAGGGATGTACAGAGGTCTCCGGACCATCGGTGTTAAGGCGCAAGCGGACGGGGACCAAATAAAGGTGGTATTTCGCGGAGTTACTACCAGCATTGGAAACGATGTCGACTCAATACAGCGGTATCTGGTGAACCTAGGGAACACTGCTTTCGCTGGTGAAGCCGAGCGTCAGTTGGACACTATGGGCGGGAGGATTAAGGAGCTCGGAGAATCGTGGGATGACTTGGCTCGCACCGTAGGTCAGAGCATCATAGGGGACATGATAAAGACCAGTATGGGCGGCGCTGCGGACGCGGTGAAGTTCCTGACAGAAGCGGTGGATGCGCTGCTATACACCATGTCCAAGAAGCCCAAAGGGATTAGCGAGGAGCGGCTATTTAACCTCAACGAATGGATCTCCAATGCGTTGGGAGAGGGCTCCGCCGAGCCTAGCGATTACACTAAGACCGAGAGACTTCTTCAGCGGATAAGCGACATGAGAAGCTCTGAGCAGAAGAAGATGGAGCAGTATGCTCGCGACAGGAAGGAGCTTCTTCGTCTGTCGCTGTCTGGGGAAGTGGACTTTGATGTTCGTAGTGCTCTAGCTGACCTCGATGCCGCGTACGCGGGTGAAAAGAAGGGGAACATAGCTCAGGACGAGATTGAGAAGCGCAAGCGTGCCGCCGAGGCTCTTGCTCGCCAACAGGAAGAGACAGTAAAGCGGATATACGAGGGCGCTAAGGCAGAGAATGAGAGGATCAGAGAGAAGCGCCTAGCTGAAATAGAGGCCGACTCCAGAGCAGAGATGGATCTACTCGAGTCATTGAAAACTCCGCGCGAGAAGGCTTACAAGGATTACCTATTCGCTATGGGGCGCATTGCCAACGGTTCTGGATCAGAAGACACCGGTCCGTTTGCAGGAGAAAAGAGCCAGGCTATAGACCTGATCCAAGCTCGTTACGAGCGCGAGCTGGCCGCGATAGAAGACGCGGAGCAGGCTAAGCGCGATGCTCTGTGGGAGGATTATCTCACAGAGGAGGAGCAGCTCCGCTCCTCACTGAGCAAGAAATCGCGGATGATTGAACAGGCCGCTAGGGAGGATTCTGAGATCGCTAAGCGCCGGGACGAGCTCCTGACTAAGGCAACCGTAGACTATGAGAACAAGCGGATTGAGGCTTCTTTGAAGGCTCAGGCAGAGATGACTCAAAACGCTCAGGCCCTGTTTGGGCACCTCACTGAGGCCTCCAAGAATTGGGGAGGAGAACAGAGCCGCGTTTACGCTGCCATGTTCGCCGTGAGCAAGGCGGCCGCTGTTGCCAATGCTACCGTCGCTATGGCACAGAGTATGGCTGAAGCTCAGAAGCTCCCATGGCCCGCCAACATCCCCGCAGGAATAGCGGCAGCTGCGCAGGGCGCGCGGATCATATCCCTAATCTCGCAGACCCAATACACCGGAGCATACGACAAGGGTGGAGACATCCCAGCTGGAGGACGAGGAACTGTGGGCGAGCGAGGGATCGAGATCGTCGGCCCTGCGGGAGTCATGGGGCGCGAAGATACCGCCCGCTACCTCAGCGCCCTCGCCAATCAACCGCGCCCCATTGTCCAGGTCCGGTCCATTGCAGCCTTCGACACCAGTGTGATTGACTCTCACCTTGGATCGGGGAAGGCGGATCTGACTATAATCAACTCCCTCCGGCGAAATCCCGCTGCCGCTAGGGTAGCCCTGGGAATCACGGACTAACATGCTGTGGCCATTTTCTCCTCAAGCTGGGACCGTAATAGAGACTCTGGAGTGGACTACTTTTGTCGAGAGAACCCGCTCAGGAGAGCAGAGGATGTCCCCTCGTCCTATTCCTAGACAGGGATTCGAGCTCACTCACCGGATGGATCCTCAGACCTACGGGAGAGCTCGCGAGCTCGCACTCCGAGCTATGTCCTCCGAACTAGACATCCCCGTATGGCCTGAGCACTCTAGCGTCGGGAACGTCAATCAGGGGCAGGTCACCTTTCCTATCGACGCCACAGGGAAATGCTATCACTCTGGACGAAAGCTGGTTCTGTGGCAGGACGCTCTGAATCACGAGGAGCTGACAATCTACTCCATTGGAAGTGGGACAATTCAGACGACGACAGGGAGCTCTCGCGCGTACGCCAGCGCCCTCGCTGCTCCTGCGAGAATAGCTACGTTCCGACAGGACTTCCTCGCAGCGCGCACGCATCCGACCCTGATAGAAGCGACTGCGCACTTTGACGTCACACGAACGGAAGACCTCGCTTCCCAAGAGGGAGGACTGTTCTACCCGCTGTATCGTGGAGACGAGGTAGTGACCTCTTCTCGATTCGTGACTGGTGACACTGGCGACAAGGTCATCCAGAACGTCGACGAGCTCGATCCCGGAACGGGAGCAGTGTGGAAGCGCGCTATGTACACCAGTGAAACCCAAGAGTCCTCGGTAGGCTGGTATCCGTTGACTGCGGCCGACTTGTGGTCAACTAGGATATGGCTGCATACGCGGAGGGGGCGCCTTCGTCAATTTTGGACGTCTAGCTGGAATGCCGACCTGACTGTTACGGCGGACATTGCAGACGACGCCACGACGGTCGAGATTGAAGATATCGACTTCGGGGTCACTTACTCGACCCCAGTAGACTTTGGTATCTTGACCACAGATGGGACGGTATACGGGTTTCGTGTCTCCAGTGTGACCGCGGGTGGGGCTGGAAAAGAGATCCTTCACCTAGCGGAGACGTTGCCTGCTATTCCAGTGGCATCAATCGTGGGGGTCAGTCGCCTGACCTTGTCGCGGTTCAAATCGGACAGGATTGAGCTGGTTCATCGTTACGGGAGGGCAGCTAGGATAGTCGTCCCAGTCGTGGAGGTCCAACAGTGAGCTACCTTGACTATGAAGAGTCAGCACAGGACGGGACCCCCGTCCTGCTCTATGAGTTCATACAGGGAGCTACTACCTGGCGGTTCTGCTCAATCTCTGAAGACATCTCCCGGTCTGGTTCGCTGTGGAGCCCATTGGCCATCCTCCCAGGGAAATTTGTAGCCTCGCAGGATGATCCACGAGCGGCAATCACGATAAAGATCCCGCGAACCTGCGCCTTGGCTATGTCGTTTCTTGGAGTCGTTACGGATTCAGAGACGACCGTGACCATCTTTCGGACGCACTATTCGGATCCGGATCAAGAGGTTGTGACCTACTGGTCAGGGGTAGTCGCCGCTACCCCCGTCGACGGGAATGTGATGGAGCTTAGTTGTGAGTCGCTCCTGTCGACGATACACCAGCAAGGGCTGCAGATTCCCTACTCTAGAACCTGCCCATACGGTTTTGGAACTGTAGGACGTTGCAATGTGGACACAGAGGCGCTGGAGGTCGAGGCTCTAGCTACCGCCTGCGCGGGATCTGCCGTCACCGTTCCGGACGCCGCCGAGATGGACGACCTTACTTGGGGAACGCTTCGAGCTCCCGACGGGAGCGAGCGTATGATTCTGACTCATTCTGGTGCGACGCTGACCCTTATGTGGCCCATTCGGACCTTACCATCTGCCATAGCTGGGACTCCGGGAGGGGCACCAGTCATTCTTACGCCGGGGTGCGACCACTCCTTCACAATGTGCCGAGATCGCTACAACAACGCCGGATGCTACGGAGGGGAGATGGGAATCCCTGCGCAGAATCCAATGGCTGCAATCCTTCCTATTTTGGAGTGACTAATGAACTGGGTACTACTCGGACTTGTCGCCGCAACCCTAATCTACCAGTACTACGCCTCCAACAGGAAGAGGTTCACCCCCCAGGAGTGGGGAGAGGACGTTCCTCAAGCAAACGAGGGAATAGCGGTTCCTGTGCTATTCGGTGAGCGCCAGATTGACAATCCGAACATCATCTATTTTGGCAACACCAAGAGGATCGAAGACAAGAATTTCTCTGGAAATCCTCAGAAATACTACGCTTCCATAGCCTTCGGATTGTGCCATGGGTACGTAGACTCAATTAAGGCATTGTTAGTCGGCGACAAGGTGATATGGGATGCGCAGGTCAGCGGGGGCGAATCTAAGACCGCTTCCGTGACTCACTTCTTTACGGGCGGAAACGCAGATGGGGTCATCGCTACGTTCCTTGTCAAATTCGGGAGAGCGCGAACGACTCCCGACGATGGATCAGCTGCTCATCCTTTGACCGGATTGATGAAGCTGGGATCCAAGGGACCACAGTATCACGGACTGTGCCATGTGGTCTTTGAGAACGCGTACCTCGGCAACGCCCCGCAGCTTCGTCCAATGGGCTTTCGCGCCTCGCGAATAATGACTCGAAATGGTGGGTTGTCTGAGCAGTGGTACCCCTCGAAAGCTCGGATAGTCATGGGGCGTAACAGAACCGACACATGGAAGTATCGTCTCCAGAGCGTTGTGGACGCCACTGATTTCTCCGGAGTGTCGTTTGACGATTCAGAGTGGGATACTGGTCCTGGAGGGTTCGGTAATGCTCCTATAAACAGCGGCGGTGCTGGGAACGAGGTATCTGATACCGGAATCATCGGAACAACATATCGGACTCCTCGTGTAGGGACGTGCGTGAATGGGGGGACAGGGTGCAGCGGAACCTGGCCTAATCTCCTCGTTGCATCCGGGACTAAACTGTGGGTTCGATATGACCTCGGTTCGCTTCCAACGCAGGATATGGGGGTTAGGCTGTGGCACGATGATGAGGCTCGGTTATGGTTCAACGGGACAGAGCTTGACTGCTCCCGAATCGAGTCAGACAAAGACCCTGAATTCTGGCGCTTCAACTCTCGGGCCACCATCCCCGCCGCGCTAATTAACTCCGACGGACCCAACGTGATTGCCTATCGAGTCCAAGATACGGGTGGAGGCGAGATGAAACGCATCTATGCCGGGATTCAAGTCGGACCGAATGTCGACGACCCATGCGCTGTGGTCACCATGAACGGAGCGCATATCATATACGAGGCCCTTACTGATACCAGCGGATTCGGGCGTCGACTGCCTGAGGCTAAGCTAGACGATGGAGCCTTCCGCGCTGCCGCGGATACGCTGTATAACGAGCACCTGGGGTTGTCTTTTCTTTGGAGCAAGCAAGGAAGCGTTCGCGAGCTCATAGATGAGGTTCTTCGACATATCAGCGGAGTACTCTATGAAGATCCGTTTACAGGGAAGATTGTTCTCAAGCTGATTAGGAACGACTATGTGGAAGGAAATCTCACTGTTCTCGGAGAAGACGATGTCCGCACAGTGACAGATGCCTCTCGGCGCCTAATTAGCGAGCTAATCAACACCGTGACCGTGACCTACTCAAAGGCTCCCGAGGGAAAGGCCAATTCGGGATCCACAACGGTTCAGGAGACAGGACTTCTCCGGACAAGGGGGGCGGTCAATCTCGACAAGAGAGAATATCCCTGGGTGGCAGACCATATCACCGCCACCAAGTTGGCGATGCGGGATCTCCGCGTACTGTGCACCCCTACGTGGTCCATGCGAATCCACGCCAACAGGAAAGCGGCGAAGCTCCATCCCGGGCAGGCGTTCAAGCTCGTATGGTCTCCCTTGGACATCAACTCGGTCTTCAGGGTCAATCAACTGGATCGAGGAGACGGGGTAAATGGGGAAGTGGTCCTGTCTGTAACAGAAGACGCTTTCCACACTCCGAGCAGGGTTGTTGCCGTTCCCGCGGCAGTCGGATTCCCGCCAATAGAGCTCGGACCTCTTCCGGGGTCGACTTCAGCGACCAAATACTACCTGAAACGGACCTACGACCCAAACAACTTTGGCCAGGCTGTCTGTGTGTACACCGGATATGAGGGATGTGGGGAGTGGTTCATGTTTGCCGGATTTGAGGAGCTAGAAGATGGCCAGGTCCTACAAGCAACGTCGCTAGGCCCACTGACCTCGAACGCCTTCGACGGAGTTGACCTAGACATGACAGGGCACTACACGTCCTCAATGATTGGGAGGACCATCTTTGCTTGGGCTCCGGAATTGACAAACAACCGGGCCAAATACTGTGGTTGGTGGATCATAGAAGATCTCGGTGGTCACTATGAGGAGGATCAGGAGCAGGAGGGAGTGTGGGTATGGGTCAACACTTACGCCCGGTTCCGAAGACATCCCGGGTTCGCGGAGAGTGGTGCTTTCAAACAAGGGATGACGGTCCAACTCCAGACTGGGAATCAGTGGGGCACTGGATTTCTAACTCTGGAGAGTCCTGCCGTCGTCTTAAACGAGACTGAGCAGGACTGGTCTTATAGCGCCGAACATACTTGGAACACTGCGCGCGTTGCTGTAGACCAGGATCAGCTGACCACAGAGCCTATTTCTTTGGAGACTATCGAGGAGTCTAGGTATGCTACGGGTGCTGACTTCGAAGCCTTCCCGATGCTAGATGGAAGTCCCGCGGTCAAGACTATCCCAGCCGGACCGTGGATCTTTGAGTTTGAGGGGGTCAAGGTCACAGGGCTATTAGCGGGGTACTCTGCCCAATTGGGGATGAAGGTGTGGCGTTCGACCGGATTGCTGTTTGAGTCTGTGGGACCTAACTTAACCTCTACTGAGTTTGAGGCGAAGTCGTGGAAGGCTGACATGCCTCGATATCTCATCTCAGAGGATGAAGAGGTGATATTCATTCCGACGCTTCACTCAGACTCACCTACTCCCATCACGATCACATTCTTTCACGGACCGAACAATGGGACCGCGGTAACTGTCCCGTTTGAGCCCGTAAAGACCGCTCTCCGAGCTCATCATATGCAAGCATCCAGAACCGGGATG